ATGTTTGCCAACGCGATCATTTCCGGCTGGCTGATCGCCACTATGGTTTGGATGTTTCCTGCTGCGGGTGCGGCAAAGATTGTGGTGATTATATTGATGACCTGGCTTATTGCACTGGGTGACACCACCCACATCGTTGTCGGTTCTGTTGAAATCCTCTATCTGGTGTTTAACGGCACGCTGCACTGGAGCGATTTCATCTGGCCCTTCGCACTACCTACTTTAGCGGGGAACATCTGCGGCGGCACCTTTATCTTCGCGTTAATGAGTCATGCACAGATTCGTAACGACATGAGCAACAAGCGTAAAGCAGAAGCACGCCAAAAAGCAGAACGTGCGGAAAACATTAAGAAAAATGATAAAAACCCAGCATAAATGGCGAGGGTTTAAGCAATCGAGCGGCAGCGTACTTACCCCGCAGTCCATTAGCGGGTATACTCATGCCGCATTGTCCTCTTAGTTAAATGGATATAACGAGCCCCTCCTAAGGGCTAATTGCAGGTTCGATTCCTGCAGGGGACGCCATTTATCAGTTCGCTCCCATCCGTACCAGTCCGCAAAATCCCCTGAATATCAAGCCTTCAGTATATTCACGGTTCGTCATGGTTCGCGTCAGATCGTTGACAGCCGCACTCCATGACGGGTAAAAAGTGGATAAAATAATTTTACCCACCGGATTTTTACCCATGCTCACCGTTAAGCAGATTGAAGCAGCAAAGCCGAAAGAAAAACCATACCGCCTACTCGATGGTAATGGCCTGTACCTTTATGTCCCTGTATCCGGGAAAAAGGTATGGCAGCTTCGCTACAAGATTTACGGTAAGGAGAAAATCCTTACCGTCGGAAAATATCCGCTTATGACTTTGCAGGAGGCAAGGGATAAAGCATGGACTGCGAGGAAAGACATCTCGGTTGGCATCGATCCGGTAAAAGCGAAAAAGGCTTCGTCTAACAACAATTCCTTTAGTGCGATCTACAAGGAATGGTACGAGCACAAGAAGCAAGTCTGGTCAGTAGGCTATGCAACTGAACTTGCAAAAATGTTTGATGACGACATTTTACCCATCATCGGCGGTCTTGAGATTCAGGATATTGAGCCGATGCAACTTCTTGAAGTAATCCGCAGATTTGAAGATCGCGGTGCAATGGAGCGAGCCAACAAAGCCCGCAGAAGATGCGGCGAGGTTTTCCGTTACGCTATTGTTACTGGTAGGGCTAAATATAACCCGGCACCTGACCTTGCTGACGCCATGAAGGGATACCGCAAGAAAAACTTCCCGTTTCTTCCTGCAGACCAGATCCCGGCATTCAACAAAGCACTTGCAACATTTTCAGGAAGTATCGTATCGCTCATTGCGACCAAAGTTTTACGCTACACAGCCCTAAGAACGAAAGAGCTTCGTTCCATGCAATGGAAGAACGTCGATTTTGAAAACAGGATTATCACTATCGACGCCAGTGTGATGAAGGGCCGCAAGATTCATGTTGTTCCTATGTCAGACCAGGTGGTTGAACTTCTCACTACGCTAAGCTCCATCACTAAACCAGTATCAGAGTTTGTTTTTGCCGGGCGCAACGATAAGAAGAAGCCAATCTGCGAGAACGCGGTATTGCTTGTGATCAAACAAATCGGCTATGAGGGTCTGGAAAGCGGTCACGGATTCAGGCATGAATTCAGCACGATTATGAACGAGCACGAATGGCCTGCTGACGCTATTGAAGTGCAACTTGCACATGCCAACGGCGGATCTGTGCGCGGAATTTACAACCATGCTCAGTATCTCGATAAGCGCAGAGAAATGATGCAGTGGTGGGCGGACTGGATTGATGAAAAGGTGGAGTGACCACCTTAACTATCGAATGACACAAAGCTTTGTAATCCAGTACAAAGCTTTGTGCGTCCAAGTTTTTGCACCAATTTAAATATATTTTTCTTCTATTCGGAAATATATGATCCGAAAACAGCAACACTAACGCCTGACATGTCTCTGTTAGTTAGTGGGGCACCAGTTGTACCATAGAATTTCAGCTTATCACCACCAGGAAGAATCCCTACAGTTGATAACATTGATGATGACTTAATCGCTATTGATGCCGCTCCTGCAAATTGAGAAACAAACGGTACAGAGTTAAAAGGCAATCCAGAGATAACAGCGTCGTTTGTGTTATCGTTCACTGGGTATATGATGTTCATATAAAAGTGAACAACCTCACCTGCTTTTGTATATTTTTGCTGTCCTGTTAATAATATTGCAATTCCTGCACCACTACCGTCTATTGGGACCCAGCTTCCGCCAGCATCATATCTAGATAGTAAACCAATAGAATTACCAGCATCAAAAATATTTTTTAACGTTCTAAATCCTGATGACTTACCAGTCAAAGAGTCAGATATATTAATAACTGCGGAAGCGCTTTCTCCTGCGCCAGAATCAAATAATTGATTTAGTGATGCTCTTGTTATGTTTACAGACACGTCAACTGTTGAGTTACCAATAGCCGAAGAGTCAGGGGCTCGAACTATAAAATCCAAATTACTTGATACATTTAAATTTCTAACTCTAACGCTTGAAGGAACTGTATTAACAGCGGCGTCATCAAACCCTATCTTGTTATGATCTATTACTGAAACAGCGTAAATGCAATAAATGTCAGCGTTGTTTATTGATACGCCAAACATTTGCCCCCTTATAAAAGCTCCAATCCCTCCATACGATGATTCGTTAACCACTCGAATACCATCTATAAATAGCCCATAACCTCTATCGCCACATATTATTCCAGCACCAAGTTGATCACCATATCCACCAGTGATTTTTCCGCAGTTATGGCAACTTACATCAAACGCAGCTACACTCATAATTTCTGGTGTGTTTGACTCAGGGTTAGATATTTGTGAATAAATACAGAACGGAACATCTACGTTCTCCATTGCTACACCGTGAAAGCTGAATGCTGCAACCTTTTGAGATGCATCTGGTAGCCCTTGATAATTTACACCTATAGAGCAATTTTTAATTACAAAGTTAAAAACATGGACATCAGATGAAATCCCCCCTTCGCATTGAAAGGCCCTTCCTCCTCTTGATTCTGCGTTGTGAAGAGTATTAATGACTGTAAGGTTGTAGTGACGTATGTTCCTACATGTCACGCCATTCATTCCGTTTTCACCTGATATTTTATTGCAATCAAGCGTCATGTTATACGTAACAACATCTTCACATAGCTCTGGCTGCACCTGATTATTGAGGCCTGTTACAGCGAATCCACCAAGGCTAGTACTACCTGTAAGTTTAAAAACTGCACCGGGGTCACAATAGATCCTTGAGTGGCTTGGTATTGAAAAAAAGTCACTGCATAAATAGACGCCATCAGGGAAATGGATGGAACGTCTTGCTGTTGCTGCAGTGATTAGTGCTTCTCTAATTGCAGTTACATCATCAGTAACTCCATCCCCCTTCACTCCAAGGTCAAAAGCGCTAATTCTTTCATAGTTTACATCGTGCTGTGTACGATGAATTGACCCAGTGATAGGCTGCTTAACACCTATCATTGCATCTCCCTTGCTGTCATCATTTACATATAACCCTAATTGAGAAAGTTGCTGAGGGAAATCTATGGAGAACTGATCTGGATCATACTTCAGCACATTAGGAAAATAGAACTGCTGCGCTCCATACGCATCGTATACAGCCATAGAGTGGCCTTGCACAGTTACGAACTTGGCAATCTGTCCGTTATATACCGGATATCCAGCAGCGTTAATGATGATTGGCTGTGCAACAGGAACGTGAGAACCGTCTTCATTCTCTACATAAACCTGAATCTGGTTTTCAGGATTTACCGGGTCAGTGTCAATTTTTCCGATATAAATTTTGCCATTGGCAACCGCTTTAAAAGAACGCGCCATAGTGAAGAGTTGCGAAGGCATGCTTACCACAACATTTGCGGTGATATCTGTCATTTAATTTGCTCCAGATACAAGGAATCGCCGCAGCATGGCTACGGTGAATTTTGGGCATAAAAAAAACCCAGCCGAAGCTGGGTCGTTGCGTTGGTTATCTGTCAGTAGTTATGTACTGAAGGAGGTAATTCTTTATTCTTAAGTCTCATCCATGCGGAAAGATTCGCTGGTCCGTCTGGCTCATTAATATCAACATCTCGTGTGTGGTTTATTAAAACGTCTCTCGCCATTCCGATAACATACGAGAATTCATGACCGTAGTCGTAGCATCTGCCGGAATAGTTCGATTGAATTTGTTTTAATGCCGGATACAGTTCGCGGAATAATGCCTGTGAACGGTTAGCATAATCCCATAGCCATACAAGGCTGTTTGCTTCTTTTGCAGAAAGCTCGTTTGCTTTCTTCTCTTGTTTGCCGATAAACTCGCCTTCAAGCACTACCCTGTGGATGTACTCTACGGCCAGCGGGATTTGTTCAATTGAAAGTTCATCAATGCTGTCAATACCAAAACGCTGATGAACCATATTGTATGCATCGTCATAGCGAAGTCCTTTCTTTCCTACCAGCATGTTTACTGCATCGCGTAGCGGCGTTCTTTCCTCAACAGTGGTTTTCTTGCCTTTCACATACTCGCCATGTTTGCGAATTGAAGGTAGAACTTCTGCTGTTACCCACTTGCGGAATTTGTGCGGGACCGAACCTTTATTGACAGCATCGCGGCAGCGCAGAACCAATGTATACATACCTGATTCGCTAACAATGCTTAGATTCTGCTCACCACCAAGGGTGTAACTTAAAGTTACTCCCTTTTCATCGTCATCAAGTGCAGTAAGCGCCTTGCGTGAGTTAGTCAGGGTTAAAGCATCACAAACATCTTTTGCTACAAACCACGGCTCACCGCATTTGTTGATGACGCGGATTTCACTGTCGCCGAATTTGAAGATGGTGAAATCGTTTTGTGCCTTTGCTATACTTTTCATGTCAATATTTCCTAATCCGATTTGTTGATACCGAAGCCCTGACTGTTCCCGCAGTTGGGGCTTCAACTTTACGCGCCAATGCGCCCTTCCTTCTTAAAGCTTTCCATTACTCTCTGATAAATCTCAGAGTTAACAGACCGACCATTCTCTTCCGCCACCTTGCGTACCAAATCCAATACTTCTTTAGGCCACCGCAAATTGAACTGCGGCATCTTGCTCATTCCTTTCATATTCACCTCACAATATAGGTCCACCGTGGACCTATTGAGAATATAGTAGAGTGCTTCTATCATGTCAATACACTAACTTGGAGTGATGGCATGGCTAGAGATGATCCGCACTTTAACTTCCGTATGCCTATGGAAGTAAGGGAGAAATTAAAATTCAGGGCGGAGGCGAATGGGAGATCAATGAACTCCGAGTTGTTACAAATCGTCCAAGATGCTCTATCAAAACCATCGCCTGTGACTGGATATCGCGACGATGCAGAACGACTCGCTGATGAGCAGTCAGAGCTTGTTAAGAAGATGGTGTTTGATACGCTGAAGGATTTGTACAAAAAACCCACCTGAAGGTGGGTCCTATTTATTAGTCTTGCTTTGTTGATGGTATAAGAGATGCGTTTGCCTCTTTTGGCTTCAAGGTATACATCCCACCATTAAAAGGATCTACAGCAAGCCAACCAATTAACCCACCAAACACAAGGTTTCCACCAATATACCAACCATTAGCATTGGCTTTGATTGGCAGGGTAACTGGTTCGTACCCATCCTTTTCCATAGTGATCTGGTAGCTCTTTTTGCCAAAATAACTACCATCTGACTTGGCAAGAGTTACTCCTTGCGGGGTCTTGCCTTGCGCAACAATCACGCCTGATTCGTCTTTTACTTTAAAGCTCGCACCGGAAGGATTGCTGTTCACTTGCACGAGCTGTGTTTCGTCACCAACAATAGTTGCGCACCCAGATAACAATATAGCGCCAGCAACAACGCCGATAATCCTCTTCATATCAATTTCCATATTTGAAAAAACCGGAAACATCCTAATGACAAACCATTCAAATGTGAAGTAGGCAAAAGATGTTTACTTTTTTCATGGTATCCTGCGAAAAACTAAGGAGGTTGGTGTGTTAGAAATAGTCGTACTCGCTCTTGGGATATCCTGTTGCGTACTATATGCAGGGTTAGCTGCCCTCAAGAAACAGGTTAAGGAATTAGATCGCTCACATGAAATTGATACAAAAATTGCGCGATTAACAGAAGAGAATAAACACTTAAAAAATTCCATAAGGGCACTAACTGATGACAACTACAAACTGTCCCATGCATTGGCTAAGTGGGAAATAGTAAGTTATGAAAGAATGACCGACATGATTTTTTCGTCTTATATGGCTACAAAATCTCCTGAAACATCAGGAAAAGCAATAATTGCAGCCATTGAAAAGAGAATTAAATAGCCTTCCTTGGCGTTCATTTCTACTGCCTGGTAGCTTCGTTAGTTAGGAGAGGGCGAACGGCGTTAGCAGCCTGATTTAACGCTCGCTCATATGCCGGAGTTCCAGGCTTGACGTTTGCAAGGCGGAGAAGCATGTTTCTTGCTGCTTTAGACTCATACAAACGCATCATTGCACCAAAGCCAGCCTCAAGCCCCATTGATACGCCAAGAGTCGCAGTTGCGCCAATCGTCCTTATCCGGTTGGCTTGCGATTGCCCCGTCTGAGTTACTACATTTGCGGTGTCTGACCTTGCTGTTTGCTGTAGAACTTCATGAAGAGAATCAAGCTCTTTCATGTGCTTTCCAGAAAAAATAGTGTTGTAAATTTCACCGCCTGACTGAGATTTCAGCTTATTAACTTCAGTGATGAACTTGGCTGGAGAGTCACCGGCCTTTTCCGCTATTTTGCTGATGTAAGCTGCACGCATAGCATCTTTCCCTTTATCATCCAGTGCGCTCCAGATTCGTTTCACGTCAGATGGTTTTCTGCTTAATACAACAGTATTTATAAGTTCAGGGCTGGCTTCACTGCTTGCCTTGTTGAGTTTGTTAGCAATGTTTTTATTAAGCACCTTATTATAAACGTTTGCATAATCGGAATTTGCTTTAAGGTATTTTGCTGCGTCTGAAGCACCGAGGTTTTTAGCAACTGCGTTACGAAGGTCTTTTGACATTGCATTCTCTACCATATTGGTAGCTGCTTTTGCCTGGTTGGGGAAGACCATAGCATCTCCCTGAACATTAGATCTAAATGCTGTTCTGTGCTGACGCAAGAGATCAAACGTAACATCCAAATCAGTTGCAGGGTTTGCTAATTCTTCACGTAGGTTACGCAAGGATGTAAGCAGGCTTTGATTGGCAGACGTCCCAAGTCGTTCCTGTCTTGCGATCGCTGTATTCAGAGCATTCATGGTATTTGTGGTATCAACTGCGGCATTACCCATTTTATTGGTGACGTCATTGATAACAGCGCCAGCAGCATCCTTCCGCCCCCTTAACGTGGTGGTCAGAGATTTCACCACATCATCAGGGTTGTACTCACCAAAACGGTCAAAATAATTGCTTACCAGCTTACTACGCGTTGCATATTGCTCTGCTCGCTTTGAGCCCGTCCCGAGCAAAGCCCCCTCGGCATCCTGAGTAAGTCCGCGAGTGAAAGCATTTTTCGGCGGGATAACATCAGATGTCATTGGTGTCACGCCCATCGATTCTGATGTGGCTATTTTCTTCGCCACTTCTGGCGCAATATCACCTTTTATAGCCGTTATTCCACGCCCTATTCCCTTTGCTGCTGCGGAAAGAACACCCTGAGCGGCAAGGTTAACTCCGGCATTTTTAGCTGCATTTTGTGCGAAATCACCTTTCTGATTTGCGGCCTCTGCCAGTGATCCAATAGCCATGCTTCCTGCCGTTCCAACTCCTGGAACTAAATACCCGCCAATTGTTTCACCGGCTTGTGCGTATGGGTCTGTCGGTCTGTCTACTGGACGATAAACATCATCCAAAACTTTTGGCCCTCCAAGCCCCTGACTGATTGCATTAATCAGACTTGCGCCACCCTGCAATACGTCAAATGGTATGTTTACCAGACCACGACCAGCCTGTTCTGCAATTTGCCCTGCACTTTGACCACCAGTGAGCCAATCGCCAGCTTGTTGCATCAATGATGGGTCTTCACGTACTGGTGCATTATTGGCCTGATTAACTGTTTGTTGCTGAACAACCTGACCAGCAAAATACTCATCAATGGCGGCTCCAATATCTTCCGTGCTCGTACCATCAGGGAAGGTAAATGTCTTACCGTTTGCAGTTACTTTCATCATTCCACCGTAAATTGAATGCCTGATTTTGAGGTATATGATCCAACCTGATTACGTGGTTTTCCTGAAGGTGTCGAATCTTGTGCTGGCGCTGCGTCAGTATTCATTGACATATACCGCTTAACGGCACTCCCCAATGATTCACCTTTTTTAACATCCAACCCCAATATCTGACCGCCATTACGCGATTGTCCAGAGTTGCCATTCGCGCTCATCCACTCGGCTTTAAACTCATTAAACTGCGCGTTTCGTCGCTCAAGGTTTGCCATTGCATCAAGCCATCTTGCGACCGTCTCAGGGTTATCCATGTCAGTTGGCGCACCCTGTCGAACGATCTCAACGTCTTTATCAGTTGCTGGGCCGGGAGGTAGGAATTTAAGAACCTGACTGTTAACAAGGGCATTTTGGCGAATGCGCAAATCACGCAATGTCGTATCGCTTCCGGTAAGTTTTGCGAACATGTTCTGTGCGTTACCGAACAAACCTGTCGTTGGTTTTTCTGCTCTGAACTGTTGAGCAAGCGCACTCATGGAATTGGCTGAGTTTGATGATGCTGTGGCATTGTTTACAGCCGTCTCGATGCCTTTTTCCATGTTTACTGACAGCTTAGGTGCTTCGCTAATCAACTGCTGAGCCTTTTCCTGCGCTTGCTGCATCTTAAATCCGAACTCTTGCTGATCCAGAGCCAAGCGTTGTGCTGCGATATTGTGTCCAGTCATTGCTGACTGATAGGAAAGGTTTTGCCCTCTCGCCTGAAGTGCTTCTCCAGCCTGATTGCTGCGGATTGTCTCTGCCAGTCTGCCTCGGTCAATCTCACGACCAGCCATCTTGTCCTGAACAGCAAACGCCTTTTCTGGTCCAAGCGCACCGAGAGACATAGTAGTCAGCATGTGTGATAGCTGCTCTGGATTCTGGATACCTGTCTGAATCATCCAGTCAGCATTAGCGCCAACGCGATTTAACCTGTCCTTGTTGTCAGTAATGAATTTACTGTAGGCTTCCGGTCCCTGAGAAAGAGCGACGTTAGCCCTCATGGCTAAATCGCCCATATCGTTGCGTTGCTGCTCATTAAGACCGGAAAACGCCTGTTGTGCCTGTGCAACAAACGCTGGATTTTCCTGGGCAAACTTAAATAGTCCCGATGGATCACCAGAAGCCCATGCATCAGCATGAACCTTATTGAACGCACTAATCGCTTTCTGTTGCTGTTCCTGATTGTAAATATCAGCAACTCCAGCCAGACCACGTAACGCGGTCAGACCAACGTTATTTGCACCTGAGCGAGCCAGTTCATTGTTTTCGCGGATCAGACCAAGCGTTGCGTTAATGTCGCTTGCCTTTGGCGCATTCTCATTTTGCGTACCGATGCCAGCCAGAAAACCACCAGAATTAATACCCTGTTGCCACGTAGCCATGATTACCCCTTAAAACAACGAGCCAAGTAGACCAAGACCGCCGCCGATCGCAGCCCCCCACGGAGTTGATGAACCAATTAATTTCGCAAGTCCAGCCCCAGCAATAGCACCAGACGCACCTCCGCCAATAGCAGATTGCATTGCTGATGGTCTGTTGGCATTTGCCGCTGCAAGAGCCGCACTTTGCTGCGAAATCTGACTCATGTTGTTGGCATATGTCTGCCCGGCGTTTGCCTGACCTTGCAGTGCGCCAAGACCAATATTTGCCAGATTCTGGTAGTTGTTCATCTGACCAGATAGCCATTGCTGACCAAGCGTTGGTGCGATTGTTGCTAACTGATTACTGGTTGCGGTGGAACCCAATCCACCTGTTGCTTCCGCTGCCGCCAGACTCTGATAGCGAGCCTGACCAGCAAGATCTTTGTACTGCTGAGAGTTGTAATACTGGTTAAGTGCCTGACCTTGCCCTTCCAGAGACGATAAGTTCTCGAGGCTGCCGACATACTTATCAGCCAGAGGAGTAAACGGCTTCAGGTTGTTCATGATGGTGTTGAACTGCTGATTTTGCAGGTCTGCGGCATACTTCTGGGCTTCTGCTGCATACTTTGCGCTTTTATCGGAGCCACCTTTGCCGCCTTTTTCAGGGCAATAAGGTTCCTCTCCGCGCAGTTTTCTGCCCAGATTAAATGCATATAACATGGCTATCTCCCGTGATTCAGGAAGTCGATTAGTTCTTCGCGTGTGGCGCTGTAAAACGTCACGTCATCCACGCCTTTGAAGTATTTCTTGATGGTTCCTACACGATTAAGGCCAATCATTGCGCAATACATCTGACCGTGGCGGAATTTGCGTGCAGCGAACGATGTGACGCACTGAACGGTGGTGTTAGTCAGAATGTATCGCCAGAACGCCAGCCCGATTTCCTTGCTGAAGCCGCGAATCTCTGGCAGGTACATGGCGTGGCAATCGAATGTCAGCGGCTGAATCTCCTGATAGTAAACAATGCCGCCAAACTGACCGTGCACGTTCACCTCAAAGTAACGGCATTCAGGCTTGTATTCGTATCCATCACCGTTGTTGCTTCCGGCAATAATGTCAGGGTGATTTCCGACTGCTTCGATCAGGTCGATGTTTCGCGTTGGTTTGAACTGAATCATTACTGCTCCGCGATTATCTTGATGGTTGTGGCAGTAAACGCCGCCCCATTTGACTGAATGGTTAACGTACTGCCATTTGTGGCAAGAAAGCCGTCTTTATCCACGCTGAAGAACGTAGCTAACAGGATGTTATCGGTTGTTGTCGCCGCATTACGACTGCTCACAAGTGTGTCAGGAACAGAGCCGGAAAACGTTAGCTGCATTGATCTGTTAGCGGTTCCGCTGGGCCACGTCCCGACAATCGACAGCTTGAATAACAGGGTTTTGTTCTCGTTGAAAACAACCATCTTGTTGTTAACAGTGTCGAAGAATGGTGCCAACGTTCCGGATGACGGCGTGAGCGTTTTCAGCAGGCTAACAAGGTTAGTAGGCGCTGTCGGAATAGTTACAGATACGCCAGAGTAAACAATCTCTGACTTCTTGCGAGTAGTGGCATACTCCAGAGCATCAATGCGCGATTCATGGTCTGAAACCTGCGATTCCAGCGACTGAACTCTGGTATCAAGCGACGCAATATCGCTTTCATTCTGAGCGATTCGCGTTTCATGTTCCTGAAGAGTTGATTCTGCCTGGCTGATTCGCTCCTCATGATTAACAAGTGTTGCTTCCGCAGCAGAAATTCGCTGCTCATGGTCAGCGAGAATCACATCCTGCTCATCGTTCCTGACTTGTGCATCATAAGCGCCCTGTCCGGCCTCGTTGGCCTTGTTAGCCACGTTACCAACATCAGTGCCCTGTGCGATAACGTAAAGCAGATACGACTGCGAGAAGATATTGCGTGGAAGAACTGATGTGTCGAGCCGTGTAGCCTGAATGATTACCGGCACATTGAGATTCGAATCCGCCATTACTCAATCCTTATCTGAGCGCCAGACAGAGTGACAGGTGACTTCGTGATAACGCGCAATTTGAATCCGACATTTTTCCTTATTCGCCCGACACGCTTCCACAAAACGCGTTTGTCGTAAACGAACGGTTCATTCTGCTCAATCATCTGCTCACGCCCGTAATTGATGCCGTCAGTGGTTGCAGAGAGAAAAAGGCGGTCAGCATACTGCGCAACTCCAGTTGACGATTCAACTTCAAGGTCGAAAACTCTGGCGTTATCCGCTTTGAACAACGGAGTAAACAGCAGGTGTTCCTGCTGCTTGTCGTACTGGCTGCTGATATCGAACTGCAATTTCCCGGTCACGGATTCCAGCTTATCGCCGCACGTTATCTGATTGCCTTCGTAAATGAAGTCGATAGCGCGGTACACATCGTCATACAAGCCAGTTTTCAACACACACCATTGCGGACCATTGGCGCTTGAAGATGCGTCGTACACGAGAACATGGCGAGGAAGGTGGATAATCAGCAACTCATGAGCATCAAACCGCAACGATTCCATCACGCCATCAGCCAGTTCATCAGCAGTGTAGGAGCGTAGTATTTTCTCAATGCTCGCGCTGGCGATTGGTGACACCTGACCGGAGCCGATGATGTATACAGATGGCGCACCCGTTGCCGGATTGCTGATAAATGCATACGAATCAGCAAACGGCGTTTTGCAGTAAGTTCCGGCAATGCCTTTCTGCACCATCAGTGATGGCTGTGCGACATACAAAGCGGCACCAACGGTGGTTGCACCTGTCAGGGAAAAATATTCAATCGTCGATGAACCAAAGCAGACGATGAAGTCTCGCCATGTTCCGATTCCGATGATGCCGTCCGGCTGAGATTCTGCGCGATATTGTGCGCTGTATCGGTCAGGATGTGATTCGTCTTCAAGGTCAGTGATAAACCATGAATCAGTACCGTCTTTTGACCACGCATAACGCCCACGTAAGCGCGTAATGTCGCGGACTGAGCCTAACTCATACTGAGTGAATCTACTGTCTGTAGGCCAGTTTGAGACGGTTTTAACCGTACCATCATAGCGATACTCGACCAGTTGACCATTAACGCCTACCGCCTGTGATGTTCGACCATGCGCCATTGATACGCGACCACTTCCGGCGACGTCACCGACTTCGCTTTCGCCCTTATACAGCTTGCCCCCGCACACGCGATAAACAGCACTCTGCGCCATGTTGTACTCGACTCCGCGCGATACACCGTTTACATCGGAGCGTTTGGCAATGCCCGGGAATGAGCGAAGATATCCGCTGCTGTTGAGTATTTCTTTGGGTGTAGCCAGCATATTCACTGGCAGATAGTCGATATAGTCGGCGTTTCGAAAGTCTTTGCCGACACCTTTCATAAGCGGAAGTTGCTGAATCGGCATTTATTCACCTCACGTACTCGGATCATCTTTCTCGATGTAAAACCGATTCCACGTAAACGCGCTTTTGTTACCACTACCGCGAGGCATGTCATTTCGCCGCTCAAGTGGTGGTATTTTGGTTAAAGCGATGCAGATTGTCTGATATGCACTGTCAGCAGCGGTAAGGAGAGCGTCTGACGGCTGAATGACGTTATCCATGCACACTTGCACAGCGAGCTTCAAAGCGACGCCATCATTTGCCCATGCAGGGATACCTGAATCATCGTCAGGTAACGGCATGATGCCGTTTTCTGTATCAGCAAACTGATACCCAAGCTCGATACCTTTCGCCTGCCATGCTGCCATCATGTCTTCGAGGTCATTAATGGCATCTTCAATTGCCTGAGGGTCAGCATCTGTCAACGTGGCATTGGAATACAGCCCAGCTTTTCGTAAAGCCTTTAGAACGAGATTACCCTTCGTTTTCGCCATCTTCTTCCGCCTTAGCCACTTTTTGCTTCGTTGCGGTTTCTTCAGGAGTTTTTACCCAACCTTTTTTCAGGTGAGATTTAACTTCTTAGTCATCAACAATGATGTAATCGACAGCAAACTGACCGCAGGTGATCATGTTGCCTGGCTTATAGAGCATTGTTCGTGCCATTGTCTTCTCCCAATAAAAATGGGGCCGAAGCCCCACCTAAATTACTGCCCGGCAATAACGATGCCCGTATATTCAGGAACCAGTACAGAGCAACCGTACAGAGTGGTGAAACGCGCAGTGGTTACGCCTTTGATGTGGTCGAAGGCGTAAGACATGATCAGCGTAGCGCCCTGCTCGGTGGTTGCTGTCATTACCTGTGGACCCTGACCAGTCGGGAACGCCAGTTTGCCGTACATCAGTTCAACAGAACCATCAGCCCAGAACAGGTTAGCCGGTGCGGCATTTTTGTTGAGAATGGTGATTGCTGCGTTACTTGCCGCATTAGCATCAACGTTTGCATATGGACGGCTGGCGACATCCGCGTTGTCAGGCGGCAGAATTTTCGGGGAGATAGTTACTGTCGTTCCGCTAACTGCCAGAACGCGGAATACCTGCGGCTGCCCGGTGGTATCTTTGGTGATCTGGTGTACGGAATTCACCCCTGCGATGGTAAACGCATCGCCAACCTGCAAACCTTCAGCAGATACCGTAATGGTCCCCTGTCGGTTATCCACTGGCATATCGTTAGCATCTTTCGCTTCAACCTTGTGCGCAGGTGCTGCTGCCAGCGTAATGGAAGTTGCTGTACCCTTCGGAACACGACCAGAAATATCGGTCTTGTAGCTATCGAATGACGCAACCGGAGGGATCTGCGCTTTTTCGTATGCTGTCAGGGTTGCGCCCTGAGCATAGGCACGGTGACCAAGCTCGCCAGCAAGGTCTTTGTAGTTGAAGGGGTTCCAGAAAGAGCGACGGTTGATACCCTGAGGTACACCAATCGCCGTCATGGTGGCATCAATACCTGCCGCACAGTTCCACAAATTGTAGTGGCACACTGAATTTGGCCACCTGAACAGAGGTGATATGCTCACCTCAGAACAACACAGGTGCTCCAATGAAAAAAAGAAATTTCAGCGCAGAGTTTAAACGCGAATCCGCTCAACTGGTTGTTGACCAGAACTACACGGTGGCAGATGCCGCCAAAGCTATGGATATCGGCCTTTCCACAATGACAAGATGGGTCAAACAACTGCGTGATGAGCGTCAGGGCAAAACACCAAAAGCCTCTCCGATAACACCAGAACAAATCGAAATACGTGAGCTGAGGAAAAAGCTACAACGCATTGAAATGGAGAATGAAATATTAAAAAAGGCTACCGCGCTCTTGATGTCAGACTCCCTGAACAGTTCTCGATAATCGGGAAACTCAGAGCGCATTATCCTGTGGTCACACTCTGCCATGTGTTCGGGGTTCATCGCAGCAGCTACAGATACTGGAAAAACCGTCCTGAAAAACCAGACGGCAGACGGGCTGTATTACGCAGTCAGGTACTTGAGTTGCATAACATCAGCCATGGTTCTGCCGGGGCAAGAAGCATCGCCACAATGGCAACCCTGATAGGCTTCAGAATGGGGCGCTGGCTTGCCGGCAGGCTCATGAAAGAACTGGGACTGGTCAGTTGCCAGCAGCCTGCGCACCGTTATAAACGAGGTGGTCGTGAACATGTCACTATCCCGAATCACCTTGGGCGGCAGTTCGCAGTGACAGAGCCAAATCAGGTATGGTGCGGCGACGTGACGTACATCTGGACGGGGAAACGTTGGGCATACCTTGCCGTTGTTCTCGACCTGTTTGCAAGGAAACCGGTAGGTTGGGCAATGTCGTTCTCTCCGGACAGCAGACTGACCATCAAAGCGCTGAAAATGGCCTGGGAAATCCGCAGTAAACCAGCCGGGGTAATGTTCCACAGCGATCAGGGCAGCCACTATACAAGCAGGCAGTTCCGGCAGTTACTGTGGCGTTACCAGATCAAACAGAGTCTGAGTCGACGAGGAAATTGCTGGGATAACAGCCCGATGGAGCGCTTCTTCAGGAGTCTGAAAAACGAGTGGATACCGGTGACGGGTTACATGAACTTCAGCGATGCTGCCCATGAAATAACGGACTATATCGTTGGGTATTACAACGCGCTCAGGCCGCACGAATATAACGGTGGGTTGCCACCAAATGAATCGGAAAACCGATACTGGAAAAACTCTAAAGCGGTGGCCAGTTTTTGTTGACCACTACAAATCACGGCCCTGTGAACCAGTGGTTGAGTCAGCCATTGTGATCACGTTAGTAGCACGCTGCGTGACCATGGAAATCAGGTCAGAGTCAATCTGTGCAGCAAGGCGCATACCTGCGGCGCGACCAGCTTCAGTTTTATGTTCCGGGTCACGCATTTCACGCGCATCCAGAGTGTACAGAATGTTTTTCGGCTCCTTGAACACTGAAGGAACAAGGCGCTGAACCAGTGCTGTTGGTGTTTTGCTGCTGAGGTCGAGGCCTTCCTCAATGTTCATGTGGTAATGCTGCGGACGATACAGAACATCACCTGCTCGCTGCATTGCTGTATCACCGGGACGGAATTTTTTAGCGTTACGGGAAACTACGCAGGCGGCCTCAAAGCCTTCAACGCAGTTTTCGAACATGATTTCAAGGTCTTTTGCTAATTGGTTAGCCATGCTTAATGCTCCGATAGGTTATTTTTTTGCCTTTTTAGCGGCGAAATACGGCGTCCAGTCACCAGTTTCCAGCGCCTTGGCTTTCAGTTTGTCGAGGTTATTGATTACTGCGCCGTTGCTCCCCTTAACTGTCGGGGTTGTGGCTGCCGTGGTTTTTGCTTTTGGCATGATTCTGGCCTTCGATTCGATACGTTCCAGCAGACGACCAATTGCTACGGGGTTGGTAGCTTCTGCCAGTTGCTTGCGCAGTTCAGCGTTGCGACCGAGTGCCAGAACAACGATTTCCGGCTTCTCTGACTCAAACAGGATCGCGTTTTGTGTCTCGATGGGGATTTCCTCGAGTACGGCCTGTTCTGCTTCCTGATAGCCAGGAACCTTGAGAGCCTTAACACGTTGCTGATATTTGGATAATCGCTCTTGATAAGCAGCCTGAAGCTCCTGCTCCTTCTGCTTGCGAGCCATCTCCTGTTGCTGGTACTTTCCGTTATCCTCTGCCCACTTAGCCATGCGTTGCTGATAGATTTCTTCATCGAAACCGATGTCCTCATCATCCAGTTTTGGCATTCGCGGTGGTTGAGTGATTACCGGCTGCTGCTCGACGGGTTTCTGAGACTGACGCATCAGCTCTTTCAGCTCGCGGTCTTTCTCTTTAATCGTCTTGCGCAGGTGTTTAACCAGTCCATGCTCTGCGCTATCTTCGCTGGTTGGCGAATCCAGCTTTTCGTCACCAAAGTAGAATTCCTGTTCTGATTCGTCGTCATCAGTTTCAGTAGCTTCCTCTGCATCATTGCCGGAGGACTCACTGCCATCTTCTGTTTCGACTTCTTCAGCCAGTTCGACATCATCAGGAATCTGCTCTGACGCGTCGGTTTCGATTTCAACTTCTGGTGTGTTTTCTGCCATCTGGTTCATTTGTTACCCCTGTTTACTCGATGTTCAGCCCATCGGAAGGCAATATGGTGCCAGGCCTCATAAAGACAGCCATTGCACGTTATGGGTTAATTACTGCTGCGGTTGTTGCTGAGTTGATTTTTGCAGGATGCTGCTGATGTCCATGCGCTGCGCATGACCCTGTGCCTGACTTTTCAGGACAAGCTCTGCATCAGCACGGGCATTGTCTCCTTGCTGTTGCTGGAACTGTCCGAGCAGTTTCAGAGCCTCGCGGATATCAGATTTCTGCTGACTATCGGCAGATGCGAGTATTTTCACAACATTTGCCGCTGCAACCTGAGCATCAGTCTGTGCCTGGAATGCTTTATCTGCTGTAAGTCTTGGGCTTTCTCCATCGCCCATGCTGCTGGCTCCGGTCGTTGACTTTGCACAGGTGGCGGCGACTTGCAGGCGCTTACGACCAGCACAAACATCAGCACGGAGACTTTCGATAGTCGCGTTAGCATCAGCAAGCTCCTTTGTGTATCTGGCGTCGAGTTCTGTGAGGTGTACTGGCAATAGCGGACACTACCATTTGTTCTTTTTTTAAGCAGCCATCTGATGATATTTTTCCCTGAAGGCTGCCGGGGAGATATTCCCCAGACGAGAGTGACGACGCTGACGATTGTAGAAAATCTCAATGTATTCCCGTATTACTGAGATGGCTTCATCCCGGTTATTAAAACGATAGTGGCTCAGGCTCTCATTTTTCAGCGTTCCCCAGAAGCTTTCCATCGGAGCGTTGTCGTAACAGTTACCTTTACGCGACATTGATGTTTTCAGACCAAACTGCTCCTGTATGACCCGGTAATCGTATGCGCAGTACTGTGAACCTCGATCAGAGTGGTGGATTAGCCCGGCAGGTGGGCGCTGGCTCCTGAGCGCCATAAACAGGGCTTTACCTGTCAGCTCTTTTGTCATGCGCTCTCCCATGGCGTAGCCGACAATTTCGCACGTATAAACATCTTTGATGCCAGCGAGGTACAACCATCCCTCCTGTGTGGCAACATACGTCAGGTCCGCCACCCAGACCTGATTTGGTGCTGTAGGAGCGAACGTCTGGTTCAGCAGATTTGGCGCAACTGGCAGATTGTGGTTCGAGTTCGTAGTCGCTCTGAACTTGCGTTTCTGCTTACAGCGTAGCCTTAGCTCCTTACGAAGACGTGCCAGTCGGTCACGACCAACGATGATGCCATTCTCTGCCAGCTCCGTCTGGAGCCGCCGGGTTCCATATGTTTCGCGAGTGCGGATATGTGCCACCTTAATCTCCAGTTTTAGCCGCTCATCACTTTGTTTTCTGTCTGAGGGTTCATGCTGTACCCAGTTGTAATAACCGCTCCTGGATACACCAAATACCTGACACATCGCTTCAATGGGAAATTGTTGTCGCCATTGTTCGATTAACGCGTATTTTTCAGCGACTCCTGTGCAAAATACGCTGTTGCTTTTTTTAATATATCTCGCTCAAGGCGAGCTTCATTTAACGCCTTACGCAGTTGCAGAATTTCAGATTCCAGTTCAGCCACCGTGCGGGAACCAGGAGTACCGAGCCCTTTTCTGGCGGCGGTAACCCATTGTCCTAAAGTGCCTTCAGGAAGAGATAATCGGGAAGCGCCTTCACTGATCGAAAGTTGATTTTCAAGAACCGTTCTGACAGCTTCGGCTTTGAACTCTTTAGAGTAACGTTGGGTTTTTCTGCTCATTATTAGCTCCTTCTGATGCCATTCTATTTCAGGAAGGAGTGTCCGTTAAACTCAGGCTACCTCACTCCTTAATCTGCTGCAGTGCCACAGCGTCCTGGCTTTTGGGAGAGAAGTCTTTCAGGCCAAGCTGCTTACGGTAGGCATCCCACCAACGGGAAAGAAGCTGGTAGCGCCCGGCGGCTGTTGATTTGAGTTTGGGGTTTAGCGTGACAAGTTTGCGAGGGTGATCGGAGTAATCAGTGAAGAGTTCACCACCGACAATAACGTCATAACCATGATTTCTGGTTTTCTGACGTCCGTTATCAGTTCCCTCTGACCACGCCAGCATATCGAGGAACGCCTTACGTTGATTATTGATTTCCACCATCTTCTACTCCGGCTTTTTTAGCAGCGAAGCGTTTGATAAGCGAACCAATCGAGTCAGTACCGATGTAGCCGATGAACACGCTCGTTATATAAGCGAGATTGCTACTTAGTCCGGCAAAGTCGAGAAGGTCACGAATGAACCAGGCGATAATGGCGCACATCGTTGCGTCGATTACTGTTTTTGTAAACGCACCGCCATTATATCTGCCGCGAAGGTACGCCATTGCAAACGCAAGGATTGCCCCGATGCCTTGTTCCTTTGCCGCGAGAATGGCGGCTAACAGGTCATGTTTTTCTGGCATCTTCATGTCTTACCCCCAATAAGGGGATTTGCTCTATTTAATTAGGAATAAGGTCGATTACTGATAGAACAAATCCAGGCTACTGTATTTAGTAATCAGATTTGTTCGTGACCGATATGCACGGGCAAAACGGCAGGAGGTTGTTAGCGCAACCTCTTGCCACCCGCTTTCACGAGGTCATGTGTAGAAGGCCGCAGCGTAACTATCACTAATGAATTCAGGACAGCCAGTGGCTACGGCTCAGTTTGGGTTGTGCTGTTGCTGGGCGGCGATGACGCCTGTACGCATTTGGTGATCCGGTTCTGCTTCCGGTATTCGCTTAATTCAGCACAACGGAAAGAGCACTGGCTAACCAGGCTCGCCGACTCTTCACGATTATCGACTCAATGCTCTTACCTGTTGTTAAAACAAAAAAAGCCCGAGCTATTAACTCAGGGCTTTATTTAACGAGTGCATTTATCCATCGTTGGGTCAAATTTACCCAACTTTATTCAAAAAGTCAATATCACGCCGTTAATATGTTGCCATCCGTGGCAATCATGCTGCTAACGTGTGACCGCATTCAAAATGTTGTCTGCGATTGACTCTTCTTTGTGGCATTGCACCACCAGAGCGTCATACAGCGGCTTAACAGTGCGTGACCAGGTGGGTTGGGTAAGGTTTGGGATTAGCATCGTCACAGCGCGATATGCTGCGCTTGCTGGCATCCTTGAATAGCCGACGCCTTTGCATCTTCCGCACTCTTTCTCGACAACTCTCCCCCACTGCTCTGTTTTTGCTATATCAACCGCACGGCCTGTACCGTGGCAATCTCTGCACCTTGCTCCCGGCGTCGCGGCACTACGGCAATAATCCGCATAAGCGAATGTTGCGAGCACTTGCAGTACCTTTGCCTTAGTATTTCCTTCAAGCTTTGCCACGCCACGGTATTTCCCCGATACCTTGTGTGCAAATTGCATCAGATAGTTGATAGCCTTTTGTTTGTCGTTCTGGCTGAGTTCGTGCTTACCACAGAATGCAGCCATTCCGAATCCGGCTTGTGATTGCGCCATCCCCATAGCAGCCATCACATCAGTACCGGAAAGAGAGTCAGAAGCCGTAGCCCGTGGTGAGTCGCTCATCATCGGGCTTTTTGGCGAATGAAATTTAGCTACGCTTTCGAGTCTCATGCGCCTTCTCCCTGTACCTGAATCAATGTGAGGTTTCCGCAGAACACTGCGCCAGTATCGATATACATCTGGTTGGCAAATTTGAGTGGCTTCACTGCTGGCGTATGACCAAAGATGAACGTGTCCGCGCCTTTGATTTCTTTCACGATCCCGTCTTGTGAGTTGCTGATTCGTTCGCGGTTCCAGATTACCTGCTGATGATCAACTGGCTTTCCAAACTCGTATTTATCACAAGGATAATCGGCATGGCAGATGACATATTTTTTTCCTTTACTCACCAGTTCGATGATTAACGGAAGTTCATCTGCTTTATGGGCAAGAGCTTTAGCCAGAATTTCTTTGTCGTAATCGAGATTAAAGAACCAGCCACCGCCATTAAGCAGCCAGTGATTGACGTTTCCACGCTCTGATAAGCCATCAATCATCATTTGCTCATGGTTTCCACGTACAGCTCTGAACCAGGGGAATGTGATTAATTCCAGGCATTCTACGTTCTCTGTACCGCGATCAACCAAATCGCCCACCGAGATAAGCAGGTCTTTTTTGGTGTCGAATCCTATCGTCTCCAGTTTTTTCATCAGGTTCGTGTAGCATCCGTGCAGATCGCCAACTACCCAAATATTTCGGTATTTGCTGCCATCAATTCTTTCGTAGATATTCATGCAACCTCACTTCTGCTGTTTCGCAGTTTTTTAAGTTTCTGTTGATACTCCGCCTTGATGGCCCTGCACTCTTCGACAGTCCAGCGATAGCGGTTATGGTTTGATTCGATTTCCTCTACTGCTTCCTGCCCGATGCGGCTAATCAGTTCGACGCGATACGGAACGAGATTTCCGCTTTTGTGCTGGTTGCACACCACGCATTGCTTGTGAATATTGCGTTCATCAAATCGGAGTTGAGGTGCCGCAGCAGTTGTCCGGTAATGTCCGGCATCCCACTGAGCAGACGTGAGCGTTCCGCACGAGATACATGGTAAGTCGCGGTCTCTTTCTCTGATGAAGGCGTTTACGGCTTGTTGGGCTTGTTTAATCCAGTAACTGCGGGGCTTTAAGGCGAGTTTTCGAATCTTAAGTTTATCTTTCTGTTTCTGCTCCTCTCGTCGTCGTTTCTTCTCTGCTGCTTTTTCCGCTTTTTCGCGTTCTTTACTTCGTCGTTCGAGTGCTATCTTGGTTCCACAAATCTCATTACACCAATATTGATTTTGATATTTTGGTATAAACCATTCATTGCAACATTTACATCTCCTTCGATAGATTCGCATAAGTGCTCCTTTCGTTGCCGGAAAAATCACCGTAATACTTATCTCGGGCTTCTTCAGCAACTAGTACCGCTAACTCCAGATCATCAAAGCATCCGAAGTGTTTACTCTTGCCATGGAATCCTAGCCTAACATTCCATTTTTTCTGTCGTTTGTGCCAAGTAACCCCTCTGCAACCTGATTTGCTATTCTTTCGGATCCTTATATTTCTTGAATTTTCTATTGGCAGGCATTCTCTTAAATTTTCTGGCCTATTGTCGGTCCTAATTCCATTAACGTGGTCAATTTGACCAGCAGGCCAACGATTATGAGTTATGTAAAAAACTAAGACGTGAGTTTTATATCTACGCCCATCTATCATGATCATTGAATAACCGTTGGAATCAAAAGTTCCAGCAACACTATTTAATGCTATCCTTCCCTGAGTGGGAACTTTCCATCTAAATACCCCGGTAGATTTATCGAAACTTAGTAACTCAAATATCCTTTTAACAGTTAAATCTTCTCTTTTACGGTTACATCGTCTTCGCGCTGGTTTAGCCATCGCCTTCTTCCTCCGTAATGGTTTTCTGAATTTGGCCACCTGAACAGAGCTCACCAAAGCTATGGATGTCGGTATTTCCACAATACCAAGATGGCGAAAATAACTGCATGATAAGCCTCAGGGAAAAGGGAAGACACTACCCCGATAATTCAGAAACAAATCGAAATACATGAACTAAAGAAAAAATCACAACAAATAGAAATAGAAATAGAAATAGAAATAGAAATATTAAAACAGACCACCACATTCCTGATGTCATACTCACTAAACAATTTTTCGACAACATGGTAGCTCATAGCACGTTATCGTGTAGACACCCTCTGCTACGTATTCGGTGTTCAGTGCAATATCTACAAATACTGGAAAAATCTAAAATCGAGGCAAGTTTTTAGTGATAACTATAGTTAGACTATATTGACGACCTGATGTGCTGTATGTAATAACTAACAAAAAATATTTTCCATGGGATTTTTTATTTTAATGAAATGCAAAATATTTTTATCAATAGTTAGTATTATGGAAAACCATTAATTCAGGAGGAAACTTGATTCCAAATTCAACTTCAAATAAAGGTTATGTATGCATTGACATGCAGTGTTCGTCAACCTCTGAACCAACAGCTTCTACCTCCAGCAACCGGAGTATTAAATTAGCCGCTTCCACAAATGTATATCCGATAACAAGAAACGACTCCGAGCTCACTCTGAACGATTTTCTTGATAATAGCTCTTCTACGTCATCATTGGACTACATTAATGAATTGGGTTCTCAACTGACGTTAAATGATTTTCTTGACAACATAAAGACAAATGAGGTGGATAGAACATGTACGGATGTGGTAATTAATATCCCACAAGAGATACAAACAAATACACAGGAAAATGATTTGTTATTATCCGATAAAAATAATTCAATATGCATTGAAATCGATGAAAGAATTACAAAAATCCTAACATGCAAGCAAAAATATCAACTGGACAGCATCATTCATGAAATTATACCAAAAGAGAATGAGAGTGCAGAAACTGTTCTCCATCTTATGAGAGTTCTGAACGATCAATATCATCAGGTATATAATCAGTCAGGATGTTTTTATAAAGCCTATATGGCCATACACAATAAAATCGAACAGATACTTCCATATGCGTTCAGAGCCGGAGGCGGAATCAGCATTCACTTGCTCATACAGGCATTATTTTTTAATGGCGACTATAACAAATCACCTTCACAGTCTCAACAACCATCTTTATATACATCACCTTCTCCAACAATAAATACAGAAGCATTCTTAAGTAATGTATTATCACTAGATATAACCCAGGTACGCATACTTGGTGATTTACTATCAGCAACTTTATTTCATGCACCAACAATATTCTATCAATATCCTAAACTAATAGATGAAGTTAAGTATTGTATAAGTAATAAAAAAATAACAGGTTCGGTTATAGCACGATTTACTCTATGTTTAACAAGTACATTACTAACCATGTCACCACTGTTAATGCTTAATGGAGCAGTTAAAACAGGTAGCATAGTAAGAACTATAGGTAGGGGAGTGAGTTATGCTGATATACCATTGGCCTTAGCTATATTAGGTGACTCATGGTATAAAGCTTATAAACATGGTTCTTCTGATAACCCAAATTCTGCTCAGAGATTTATATCGCAAGAAGCGGCCTTTAAAACCACCCAGCGGGTATTAACACAAGGATTAAGTCTGATGTCCTCTTTATCGGGAGCAATCATGCGCTCTCTTGAGAAAGGCACACCACCACAAATGATGTCTTTATTCATCGTAAACATACTAAATCTATTATTTCATCAAAATCCATATGAAGGGGCATCAGCAAGTGCTAATGCTTTGAAAAGATCAACTTACTCCCATAATCCGGACATACTAAATACTCAGGCAATAGCTCTTTGTGTTGACCTCCAGCATACAAAAAATATAACCATGCCACTTTTCAAAACAAAAGACAGGATATCTTACGCATTCAATGGACAAAGAACATCCCCAGAAGACCAAAAACAAATACTGAAAGAAGTTATAAACTCCTGTACCCAAGGAGAAAGAGCCATTTTAAATACATCACAATCAGAAACATGCAAACATAAAATCGATGAGATTTATGAAAAAAGATTCTCAGAAACAGAACTAAATACATTACCAAACGAAATGAAAAATTTCTTGATATTTTTGAACAAAACTCATGAGAAAGATATTTCGCGTTTAAGCATGGGTAACGAAGTTAATGAAAAAATAATTGCAGTTATAGTCAAGACGTTAGCATATAGAGAGTCTATGTTGTGTTAGACTTTAACTCTACATTGATATAACATTAGCCAAATATTCAACAGTGTATGCGACCAAACACCAACATGTCGCATACATATACAATTTGAATATTTAATTATATTTACTTAATGTATTTCTATAAAAGCAAATTACAAACTCACAACAAAAAACCTCATAACACATTAACAATCAATTCTTTTCATCTTTATAAATTCTCATATCAGGCTTGCACCCGATAAACCGACGAAAACTATTTAAAACCCATCGAGTGAAGTAATCTCTAAAACCAAAGAAATACCAAGTGAAAATATTCACGATAAAATGCCCGGTCAAAGCCCCTCCTGTACCGCATGCAAGAACAGTAAAAAATCAGATGTTTTCATAAATATCAGTCCTCATCGTTTTGCCTGGCATGTCCTTTACCAGCAATCTTCTGTATGCACTAAGCCTAGATAGAATCCACTCAGTGTACACTGAAGCCCGCTCGACGCTTTCTTGTTCGTAACTTCGATTTTAGTCAATCACCTTGTTTTCCTCGCACGATGTCTTAGCCACCGGATATCCCACAGGTGAGCCGTGTAATTGAAGGTTTTTACGTCAGATTCTTTTGGGATTGGCTTGCGTTTATTTCTGGAGCGTTTCGTTGGAAGGTATTTGCAGTTTTCGCAGATGATGTCGGTGAAACTTCGTCGCTGTCGCCTCATGCCGCCCTCCTGACGCCCTGCCCGATCGCCATCAATGCCGCTTTGGATACGGTAGTAAACATCCGTCGAGGACTGATGAACGGTCGCCAAATCAGCAGCATGGAGCCTTTACTGTTTCCCTTCTTCTCCAGCCCTGTCGATGGTTCGATAAAATTAATCCGTCCATCAGTGATAATGCGAACTTCGTCAACACTCTCCAGAGCCTTGCTGAACCATCCGACAGACATATCCTCTGGCACAAGCATCACTACCGTCTGTCGCTGTTGTATGCACTGCTCAGCGGCTTTTTCCACCCACGGCCTGATATTGCTGTACGGTGGGTTATTCCAGATTGCACCGTGGCTTATCCACTCAGAATTGAGTGCGTCGTCGGCCTCAGTTAGCCAGTGAGCGCACAGAGCATTTTTGTCGCTCGCAGCTGAATCCAGCCAGAATCCAAACTCAATATCCAGCGCATCAAAAAGCCAAAGCGGCGTTTGCCAGCAGTCCTTGTCGTGTGCTGGTGTATTTGATTTGATAGTCATGCAGCCCTACCTTTTCGTTGTGACCATTCATACTCTCGCCGGGAGTCATCACTCCACCGCACGTTGCGCTCTGAGCCGAACCAAAACATGATTTCGATAAGCTCAGTCATGCTGGCCTTTCGCATTTTGCTGGTACGCACGCCAAGCATGACAACGCCACCATCGATACCAGGCACACTTCGTTGCTCCAGTTTTTTGGTCTTAAGCCACAGGGCAGTGAACAGGTCTTTCCAGTCCTCCGGCGCAAGTCTCTGTCCATGCCAAAGCACCTGACGTGATACGTCCTGCAATAACGCCCACATAAGGCGGTTTTGAGGATTGCTCCGCTTTGGTTCTTTAATGTGGACTTCGTGAGGTGACTTGTCGTCGATCGGAAGTGAGAGTATTGCGTCTATGGCGTTGTTTCTGATTGCTTCGTTGCGAAGCATGTATATTTGCTTCATTGTCACCTCAACTCACAAAACGCCACGCCATTTTTGCTACAGCGACAGGCGCAACACCGATAATCACCCACAGGAGAATGCTACCGAACAGCACACCCACCAGGTCTTTACCTTCGCCTACCAACCGGACAAAACTTCCGACAACCGCAATGAACGTCGACACCATCCACATAGCACCGAGAATCCTCAATGCAGAAAAAATCAACTCAACCACGATTTACTCTCCCCCAAATAAAAAGGCCTGCGATTACCAGCAGGCCTGTTATTAGCTCAGTGATGTAGATGGTCATACGTCCGCCCCTTGTGCATATCGTCTGCCACGCGCAGCAGGTGCATTTGATTCTGTGCAAATCTGTCTGGCTTCATCCTGGTCACATGCAACAAAGTGTCCGTTGCAGAACCGCTGGTAAACCGTACCAAGCGAGCCAAAACGGTTTTTCGTCACGATGATTTCAGCAAATGGCGCGGCGCTACTGTTCTCGTCATATACCGCTTTAGGCACTCAACAAGAGCACGGCATGTTTTAAGGTCTGGGAAGCGACGACCAGATTCCCAATGTCCGATAGCTCCCTGTGTGCATCCAACTGCCTTAGCAAGTGTTGTTTGAGAGATATTCAGTGACTCTCGATATTTTCGTAGGTTGCTCATATGCCCTCCATAGTAACCATGAAACAATAATACGATATGCACTTTTAGAATGCAAACAAAAAATACATCTTGTGCATGGATGGTTTTAGTACAGAGCGTAATAATAAGGGTATGAAAATGAAATGGTATGAACTGGCTAGATCCAGAATGAAAGAGCTCGGCATAACTCAAGAGAAGTTAGCTGAAGAGCTTGGTATGACGCAGGGTGGAATTGGTCACTGGTTGCGCGGATCTCGTCATCCATCTCTTGACGAGATTGGTGTGGTGTTTAAATACCTTAGTATTGATAACGTCTCATTCAACCACGACGGTACATTTTCACCTGTTGGCGAATACTCATCTGCCCCCGTTAAAAAACAATATGAGTACCCTGTTTTTTCTCATGTTCAGGCCGGGATGTTCTCGCCTGAGCTTAGAACCTTTACCAAAGGTGATGCGGAGAGATGGGTCAGCACAACCAAAAAAGCCAGTGATTGTGCGTTTTGGCTTGAAGTTGAAGGTAATTCCATGACCGCGCCAACAGGATCAAAGCCAAGCTTTCCTGACGGGATGTTAATTCTCGTTGACCCTGAGCAGGCTGTTGAGCCAGGTGATTTCTGCATAGCCAGACTTGGTGGTGACGAGTTTACCTTCAAGAAACTGATCAGGGATAGCGGTCAGGTGTTCCTACAGCCACTAAACCCGCAATATCCAATGATTCCATGCAATGATAGCTGTTCCGTAGTAGGGAAAGTTATCGCCAGCCAGTGGCCTGAAGAGACATTTAGTTAACAGCCTCACAACTCTAAAACACACAACAATAACCCGACCTTAGCGTCGGGTTTTCTTTTTCCAAAATATAAACCCATTAAATACAAAGCGTTATAAAAAACTAATTATATTTAGAACATTTTGTATTGACTCGATAAAGTACAAATCGTACTATTTAGCCATCAGCAGGACGTACTAACCACCATGAAGGTGATGCTCTTAAAAATTTAGCCCTGAAGAAGGGCAGCATTCAAAGCAGAAGGCTTTGAGTAGCGCGAAATGCAGCTGCAAGACAGCAACCGTGGAGATAAGCATCACGGCGCGTTACTCAAAGCTAACTGACAGGAGAATCCAGACAGCGTACATTGAAACGACAAGACATAAATCGCTCACCAATCACCCCGTTCCAAGCACCGTTAATTAGCAAACACGATTGGGATTTATCAGTGATAGCGGTCACCAAAGAGGCAGAGACAGAGCGCAGGGAGTTACTATCCTCACAGACAATAAACTCGAACAAAGTACAAACCCACCCGCTGTTAAGGATGTTAAGAAAAGCACGAGTGAGAGCATCCAGAGCCAGAAGAGAAAGCGGAGGTTATGACCATTACTACTAGTAGTGACAGATCGTGACAAGGCAGAGCAAAAAACGACCAATATAAGAGAAATATCCCTGCCCAATCGCCAAAAGCGCGGAGCGCGGCAAGCGCCGCGAGAGGCGCAAGAAGGCGAACCTATCCATTGAAACGGTCAGAAGAGCGCATCGCACTCGATGACCGAAGTCCCCACTAACACCGTTAACGAAAGATCAAAGTCTTAGAAAAAAATGACGTTTCTTTGAAGGGCTTCCATCCGTAAAAATCAAATTTTGAGATAAAGTACTTATAGAAATTAATCACTCTATAAGAGTGAGTTGACGTGAGTTTGAAGTGAGCAACATATTAAAAATATATATAATAATCAAACATATAATAACAACTACTGAGCAAAAATCACCAGAAAACAACGTCAACGTAACGTCACTCTGTAAGCACTTTTTCAGTCACTTTTTGGGTTGAATACACGTATAAATCCCCAACCATGAAATTTGAGCGCGTAAGCACGACTCTGAAAGGCTTTTTATCTTTTAACCATTTAATATACCTGAGGTATTGAAGAAGATTCTGAGACATATACTAGAACTTTACCGTGCACGACTAACAACATAAACGTTATATTTATATATAAATCAATGAGATAAATATATCCCCATCCAAAAAACAAGCATAACGCAAAATTGCGTTATCAACTTAAAAGGTACGATTGAATCTGACAGTCTGCTCTGAGCGAAATTTGGGCACGTTCACCATAAGTCTCCAGATTGAAACGAAATGATAGTGTTAAATGTTCGATAGTTACTTTTCTAAGCTCAACGTTCGTAATAGTAATCCGACACCTCAGTAAAATCTATTTCCTCCCTAGAAAGTAATGATTCCATCTCATCTAGTTTATCGATTTGAGGCAAAACACTTGTTGGTGAAATCACAACATTAAAGTCCTCATTATATCGGTGACCTACCCTTGTGAGCTCTTTACCTAATTGCAACAATATATAATCACGTAAAATAAGTTGATTCCGTCTAAATCGAATAAGACGATAGTAATGGAAGAAATCAGAACATTTTGATGAATCATAATTTCTACCATTCCACCCGGTTTTCCTCGTAGCTCGGAATAATGCTTGCTCTTGCGTATTTTTCCAAATGCTAAAATCAAAGTGACTTTTCGGGTTAGGATTTTCGTATGTTGCTTGAGGATAAAAATTAGTAACACCAAATTGATGCTTGTCAATGATCTTTAAAGTCCGATTTTGTTCAGACAACATCTGCCTTAAGGACCTAGGAATTTCGAAACGCATTAGTTTGTTTTTATCCAAGATTCTTAATTCTCTTGGAAGCATCTCATGATCCCGTTCTAAATATCTTTCACACCGTTTCGGCACATACTGAAAATACACTGAAAAAAAACAAAATATATTATCAGAAACGAGAGGAGTAATATGTATTTTTTCTTGCTCAGAAACGTTTTGAACAAAATAGTATGCCGTTCCTTGCCAAATCAACGATTGCGCTACTGCCTCCACCAATTCACGTATTGTTTCATCTACCGAGTATTTCCTATATCTAGCTTGTAAATTTCCAAACATTTTACGTATGAGTTCTTCGTCGTTAGTTTCGATTTGAAACAAATTGGTATCACCGTGATTTACAAAATTAAAAACTCTAGCAAAATCCTCATAAAACATCCTTTGATAGAAACCTGGTCGTTCATTCTTAGACTTGGTCAATAGTCTATCAACAAAACTTAATTGCTCAGGATCGACGCTATAACCGTAAAGGGGTATATTCTTGATAATTTTCATTCAAAATCCTTATCGTATTCCACGCCAAAACGACGAGCCAACTCACTAACATGGTAATCGATCTTGAAGTCAATTTGCTCGAGTTGCGGGAAAATTTCGAGAGCACAAAAGAGATGCGATGCATCTGAATGGGAGTTTAAGAACTCTCTGACAACTTTGTTCGTATGAGATTTCCCTCGATTCATTCCCATTTGATCGCTAAAGCCATCATGTCTTGCGCGGCGCTCAAATTCCATTTTCCAGTTAAGACGAATCATATCTCTCGGTGATGCGCACAAGCTGAAATTGCGCGGATTTGAAAGAATCATCATTCTCTTCAAATACTGCTGTTTGTTGGGAACAGACTCGAGCCAAGACTTAAACCTATCAAGTACTGTTTTAGATAGTTTTGCATTATCGAAATAAGCACTGTAAAGGATAGCAAAACCTAGAACTGACATCAGATCGTTGATCGCGGATGAAAGGAGATGCAGTCGAAACTCGTTGTTTATATCGAGTTTCGGATCTACAAATTTAGTATCTGATGCCAGCAATGAGAGAACCATGAACATAGGGAATACCTTGCTCAGTTTATTTTCATCATTCTGTTCAAGCGCATGTATACATTCCTCAGCCAACTCAAAATATATCTGTCCCAAATGATCCGGTAGTTCATCATCTTGCTCTTGTTCAATGATATGTCCCACAATTTCCTCCCTACCAAGAATAGCTATAGCTTCATCCTGTGTAACGACAAACTGTTTGAGCATTTCAGCAATATTAATTTCTGGTAATGCGTATAGCTTTTCAGAGTAGTGCTCGTACTTTCTGTATCTCTCCAAGAGCAGAGAAAGTTCATTAAACCAATGGGGAAACTTCAAATGATTATGTAGGCTAGCGAGAACGACTTGCGTTGCGGCTTCCGGCATCTTCATGTTTATCAGTGAGTTAACGAAATCTGGAACCATGTTTACGTGAAAATCGCATACTTCTGGCAGAATTTTAGAATATTGTTGTAATAACTTCTGAACCGCCAACTGCTGGACGTACTTTGGTTTGGATAATCTCTGTCCTTCAATCTCTTTTTCGAATTCGATACGTTCTACGATAAAGGCCAACTCAACCTGCAGAAAAGCAGGCAAAGTGTGTAGAGAGGTCTCTGTCCAGATATCATCTTTAAAGAACTGCTCCAATTCTTTCTCAAAAGTAATCATGCGGCGTAACATTTCAAGGCAAAGATTGCTGCCTAATGCAGCCCATGCATCCGCAATTCCAACTTTTATCACCTTTTCCTCAAAATAATTAACGACATCAGACGGTGTAAAGGCTTTTTCAATGATCGTCTTCATTTTCCGAAGTTCACGTATACCAATATCGAACTGAAACTGTTGTGCATAAGTTAATATACGAGATGAGAATAGACTGATGAGATCCAACCCGAGCTTGAAATCACCGGCTTTGAATGCAAGTTCAATATGGCCTACCAACCTATTGATAATTTCATTCTCTAACCAAAGATAATTTGGTTCTTCTTCAACCGTTAATTGGCTCCTTGTTTTTAAAGCAATGGATGTTACACTGTCGCCAGCTAAGAACCATTGCTTATGTTTTATTCGTCTAGGGAACCAGTAACTTTGATAATCAATTCTGTGTTTCTGATTAAGGTAATGAAGAAGTAATGCCGAATAAACATTACTGAGAGCAGGTAAATTATCTCCGAGTCCTACTTTTTCACATATCAGGCGATCATCAATGTAGTTTAACTGCTCAAAGGCCAAATGTGCGGCTTTAGAGTGATGATTAGCTAAAGATACTGAATTCTTGGGATTAGACGCACCTTCGATGTGTCGTGCAATTCGTGGGAGTATTTCACTTCGGGCTAACTGATTTAGGTCAAAAAAATTGAATAATCTTTGACCTAATGGGAACAGAGCTAAGGAACTAACAAGTGTCAGCAATGTTCCCATTGCATAAACGAAAAGACCGGGTTCAACCCCGAACAAGTGGAGAGCAGTTGCACTAAGACAAAACACCGCAGAAAGCACTAAAGTCCGCGAATACACATTACCTACCTGCTCGGTAGTAAGCATTTGTATAATATCTCGCCGAAGTCTGGTATATCCTGCACTTAGAATGATACCTATTGTAGCAAAGTATATTGAAAATATAGCGGTAAGTATCTGTGCGTACAACCTAAGTTGATCAATATTAAATTTTTTTTCATCATAGCTAAGAGGATGAAGCAAAATCGTATTATTCCGAATATAATCTTCAACAAAACCCAGTGCAAATAACGTTAATATGACCCATAACAAATTTTTTAAACCTACCAACGCAAAAGACATAAAAACATGAGCGTTAGACTTAGCTTTAAAAACAGACGTACGATGTATGTATGACGCACGTTCTAAAATAAATCTAACCCTCACAAGATCTGTTCTTAATTTCCAGAACCACTTTTGAGAAATAAGCCAAACCTTCATTATATCAATCAAGTGATACCTGCCTTCTCATCTCTACATGCAACATAAAAATGCTTACTATGGTGGCAAACAAAATCAAGAATCATATGTTTGAACACTTTTTACGCACGAATTATCCGGTGTAAGATACTTATAGTCAAATGGCAGGGCTAATCTCATCTGTATTGAGCTATTAACAGCCATATGTAAGACTAAGAAACGCGCCAGCAAAGGCGCGTTCTGCATCAGGTAAGTTTGCTGGGGTCTACGGTTTCCATCCAATCTGGAGCAATTCCCAAACGTTCCGCTATCTCTTCGTTGGTCATGTCTTCAGTTGAGAAATTAGCCAGAGAATCGTTAACTTCAGGATAGTCAGGGGAGAGTAACAGGTATTCCCGCAACGCTTTCAGATCTTTTTCCAT